CGGGTTCCCCCGCATGAATACTATGGAGAACAGCGGCGCTTAACAGCGTGGTCGATTCACGACCTGATTCGCCGCTATGGATTACGTTGCGGCCTCCCGGTGGATGAGTGCCATCCCCATGCCCTGCGCCATCTGTACGGAACGGAATTGGCTGAGAACGATGTAGACCTCTTGCAGCGTCAGGCCCTGTTAGGCCACGCCCGCCCCGAAACCACTGAGGTCTATACTCGCCTGGCAATCCGCAAGCTGACAGCGGTTGTGGATCGTTCTAATCCCATGGTCAAGATGAAGAGCAGTCCGGCTCATGCGCTGGCTGAGCGGTTGCGGGGAAGAGGCTAGGTGTTTTTGTTTGCGCATGGCGCATCTAATCTTTATTCATCTTGTCTATGATGCTATTGGCGATATAGTGCTACAGGGTTTCGAGAGTTAATTGGGAACTGGGGTGAAAGGTGTAACAATGGCGAGCAATTATTTTAGGCTCATATAACGCAATCTTGCCTGAAAATTCTCTCCTGATAACAAATATAATCTTGAATTTCCCCTGATTTTGTTGTGATGTTGCAACGGATTTTGGGGTAGTGTGGGGGGTCGGCGAGACCAAATCACGTTTGGATTGGGGGAGGTGGGTACCTGAACGTCTGCACAAAAATCAAAATTTTAGGATGAAATCCACGCTTGACCCGCCGGGGAATCGGGATTAACTTTATATCCAGTCACAAGGCCGCTTCATACGCCGACTAGGCTCACCTCTTTTAAGGTGATCCGGTCGGCGTTTTGCATTTAAGGAGGAGTGGCATTGAAACCACCTCGCGGAATTCGCAACCACAACCCCGGCAATATCGAGCGGAATGAGAATGTCCGCTGGCAGGGCCAATCGGTCGATCAATCCAGTGACTCTCGGTTTGTCGTCTTTGACGCGCCTAAATGGGGGATTCGCGCCATCGCTCGGGTCCTGATTACCTATCAGGATCATCGACAAGCGCGTGACGGATCAAAAATCGATACGCTACGGGACATCATCAACCGCTGGGCGCCGCCCAACGAAAACGATACCCCCGCCTATCTCAATCACGTTGCGACCCTGACCTTGCTGGGGGTTGACGAAACGATTGATGTGTATGACTACGCGACCATGCGCGCCTTGGTCATCGCCATCATTACTCACGAAAACGGCTGTCAACCCTACGATGACGCCACGATTGACGCCGGCATCCGACTGGCGGGGATCGAACCCCCGCGCCAATCGCTGGCGAAACGCCCGGATGTGATCGCCACCGCCAGCGCCGGATTGGCGACCGTCGCGGGGACGGCGATAGAAGTGCTGCAATCCCAGTTGCCCCAAGCCGTGCAGACTGCGCAAGCCGTAGAACCGGTAGCTCCGGGTTGGGGCCGCCCGCTCTTATTGCTCTTGATTTTGGGTCTGCTGACCGTAGCGCTGATTCGGCGCATTCACGATGAACGGACCGCCCCTTGAACGACCTGCTCCTTCTCCTTTTGCTGTTTACCTGGGCGATGACCAGCGTTTCGACGTTGATCTTTTTCGTGATCGCCAAGCAATCGAAAAAACGGATGGCTGACGCAGAAGACCGTGCGCAAGCAGCGGAAGCGCAATTGCATGTCTTGGTGCAGAGGGAAATCGCCCGACAACAGGCGCGGCAAACCGGACGCACGGAACTGGCAAAAATGTACCAATTGCTGGGTCTCCCCCAGCCTAACGTTGCTGACCAATCCCATGAATGAGGACAGCTCTCGATTGCTCCGGCTGGAAATGACCGTGCAGCAGCACGCTGAGTTATTGCAACGCGCCGTACTGTCCATGGAAGCGCAAACCACGATCAATGAACGGATTGCTAATCATATTGACGATACCAAACGAGTTTGGGATATGTTGGAAAGCCACGGTAAGCAATTGACATCAATACAAATCGAACAGGTGAAAACCTGCGAGTTTTGTACCACGGTGCGCAAGACAGGCTGGGCCATCGCCATTTTCCTCAGCGGCGGATTGGCGTATCTCATTAGTTTCTGGGTGAATCGGCATGGCGGTTCGTAGTGCATTACCGATGGGGTCTCTTTGTCGTGTCCGGCAGAGCTTAACGAGAGCGAACGGGCGTTACTCTCGTTCTTTTTCCCTGGCGGAATCCGGTCATTCATTGGCTCGCCGCCTGATCAGTGACGTGCTCAGCACGATACAACTGACCGAATCAGGCCGACGATCCGTCACCATCACCCGGTCCGGGACGTTCCATGATCCGCGCTACGGCGCCTTTGAGATTACGCCCGCCCTGCTGGCGGACATGGTGCGCAACTTTGAGGCCCGCACCTACGGTCAGGACATCTACATCGACGTAGCCCACCGCCCGGAAGACGGCGCGGCGGGGAAAATTCTGGGCCTGTGGGTCGAGGGCGACCGCCTCAAGGCCCAGGTGGATTGGACGCCCTACGGACGCGCCGCGATCACCGAGCGAGGGTATCAATACCTGTCGGCGGAATACGCCGAAAACTGGCTGGATAACGAGCGCTGGCAAGCCCATGGCGCAGTGCTGCTCGGCGCTGCCCTGACCATTCGCCCCGTCATCAAACGCCTCGATCCCATTCAACTTTCCGAACCGACCGGCCTGCATCAGGCGCTGGCGGAACAACTGACCCAGGAGGTGCGAGCCACCATGAACAAACATCTGAAAGAACTGCTCAAGCGGTTGGGCGAATTCAAACTGTCGGATCCGTTGATCGGGCAACTGGGCGACGCCTTCACAGCAGCCAGTAAAACCCTGGGCGAAGATGACGCGGCGTTAATCGAACTGGTCAACAAAATGGCCGAGGCCGGGAAAACCATCGCCGCGACGCTGGGCGATCAACGGCGACGATTCAATTGACCGTGCAGCCGCAGGCCACGCTGGAGAAGATCGCCGAAGTGAAAGGATTCTCAGAAGAGGATGTCAAGCGCATCCTCGCTGAACAGCAGGCCGTGCAGTCGCAGGCCACAAAGCAATTAACGGAAACCCTGAGCGCGCTCCAGAGCGAATTCCGCACGGCGTTGGAAAAAGCGGAAGGGCTGAAACGCCTGAGCGACGAACAGCGGAACATCCTGTTGTCCGCTGAATCGCTGATTCAGCCAACGTGGACGAAAGAGCAAGCGCTGGCGCTGGCGAAGAATCAAATCACCCTGGGCGATCAGATGGTGGTCAGTCAGCAGCTCCAGGCGCTGGGCTGGCAAGGGCGCGGCTCGACGCACATCCAACTGGGCGCGGATTACGCCCCGCAACGCTTGCAGGAAACGATTGATAAACGGTTGCAAGAGTCGCTGCCCTACAGCAACGGACGGCTACGGCTGCTCACCGAAGACAAGCTGAAACCGGGCGTCAAACGGATTCTGGCGATGTTCGATCAGCATTATGCGCCGCAACTGGACGCGGAAGCGCGGCGCTTGGCGGATGGTGGCGCGACGACCATCAGCAGCATCAGCGTCCCGGCAGGGTTCCAGCGCACGGTGATTCGAGAGGCGCTGTCTGATCTGGCGATCCTCGACCTGGTGCAGATGCTCACAGACCCAACAGCGCAGGCCACGACGCAAATTCCCTACGAAACCCGCTTGCCGGGAACCATCCTCAACGATGGCATTGTGTACGAAGGGGCAGAAATCCCTCGCGCCAGCATCGAACAGCGGATGGATACCGCTTACATCAACGCCATGAAGTTGAGCCTGAAGATCAGCAATGAAGTGATGCATTTCAGCATGGCGGCGCTGATCGACTGGGACGCTTACGGGCGCAATGTCGAAAGCAACAGTCGGCTCATGCGCGAGCTGGTCTGTCGGCGGATTGCCAATGAACTCCAGCGGTCTGCGGACGCCTATGCCGCCGTCGCCGTGACTGGAGAGAGTCTGACCACCCTGTTGGACGGAGACGCATCGCTCATCAAAACGGTTAATTTCCCTATTGTGCGGCCCAAACAGGCCCGTGATTTGCAAGGCAATACGGTGGGTTCCGCGCAAAATCTGATTGCCATCTCGATCAATGGGACAGCGATCAGCGAATGGAACGGATCGGGGACGCAAAGCGCCGGGACCTATTGGAAGGTCGAGAACTACAATCTCGGCTATATCCGACTGGTCGATGAAACCGGCGCGGCGGTCACGCCCACTTATACGTCTGGCGCGACCACGATTGGGTACAGCTACGCCAGCAATGTCGCTAAATTTGACCTGAAATTGCCAGCCAGCACCGCGCTGGAGGATCACCTGAATGGCGCGTTACGCGCGGTCGGCGAACGCCAAGCTCTGTTGAACGCCAGTCGGTTCATTCTGGCGGATTTCCTGCTGATGTCGCCGGTGTTGAACAACACGCTGACCAATGCCCGGCAATTTGCCGCCGAGGCGATGCGCGCCGGTTCCTCGCTGTCCGGGATCGGCGATCTGGCGGCGATCAAGGGCATCCCGGCCTACGGCACCAATGCGCCGGGCATTGACCTTGGCCCGGAACGTATCCTGCTGGGTCAACGAGGCACGTTGAGTTACGTCGTCAGCAAACCGTTCATGACCGGACAGCCGTTCGAGGCCGTCGGCAGTAACGGCTTGCCGACCGGGCAGCGCGTTGCTTATGGCGAGGAATACAACGCCATTCACGTCCCCAGCGTGATCCGCAATCGCCTGACCAGCATCATCGTCTATGACTCCGACGCCCGCACGGCTGCCGCGTGATCGAGTGCCGCCATGCTGGATTTCACGGACCTGATCGCGGATCACAAAGCGCAATTGGGCAAAGCGGTTGAGCGGTTTCGCGCAGACGATGACGCCGATTTTGCCCGACACTTGCGGCTGGCCGGAGGCTGGCTCGACGGGCGCTGGCCGCGCCTGCTAAACACCCGGTTGTTGCTGTTGGCCGGCGTCAATGAGTATCCGGCGCCGACCGACTGCGCAGCGGTTTTATCCCATAGTTGGGGACAAAATCGCCGGCATCAGCCGTGGAATGAGTCCGATCCGGGCTATCCGCCATCGCTGACCCTGATTCAGGGCGAAACCGGCCCGTTGTTGCTAATCGCGCCCGCGCCTACCGCAGCGCAGATCATGGCGTGGGGCGATGGGATGCATTACTGCTATCGCCTGGCGCATATCGTCAGCGCGAGTGAGGTGACGCCGACGGAAGCGCACCGGGGCGATTTGTTGCTGGCGGCGCTGATTGAGGCGATGCGCGATCTGGCGGCGGAAACGACGGTCGTGCAACTGCACAAAGGGTTGTCGGGCCTGCCTACGGCGGGGACGCCGGCGTATCTCTACGAAACCCTGATTCGGGAGTGGGAGCGCCGCTGATGATCACCCTGCGCTTCACCGGCGACGGGGTCCCGCGCCTGCAACAGATGCCGGAGGCGTTGCGCTGGGCGCTGGAGCGAGCGGTGTCTCGGACCGCCCAGGAGGGCGCGGTATTCATGAAGCAGGAACTGGCCCGGCAACGCCTCGCCGCCACCTCCCTGCTGATCAACAGCGTCGCCGCCGAGACCGTCGAGCCGTTGACCTGGCGATTCGGCCCGCATGTCCAGCACGGCTGGTGGGTCTATCAGGGACGGCGACCGGGCGGCCCCATGCCGCCGATTCAGGCGATTCGCGATTGGGTCCGCACCAAACATCTGGGCGATGAACGGATCGCCTGGGCGATTGCCCGGAAGATTCAGCAACGCGGCATTCCCGCCCGCGATTATGTGACCCCGACCGTCGCTTTCGCCGAACAACGTTTGCAAACCCACGCGCTCGCGGCGGTGCAGGCCGCAACCGGAGGCGGCTAAATGTGGGCCACGCTGATTCAGCTCGTGACCAGCGCCTTGCAGGCCGGGTTGCCCGGCGTGGTGGTGACGGCCTACGCCGATAGCCCGATTCCCGACGTAGATACCGTGCGGGTGTTGCGCGGCAGTTCGCCCGCCCGCCCGCTGTTCGCCCAGCAATCCGGCAGCGAAACCCTCGCCCTGGAATGTTGGACGCGCCATGACGACGCGATGACCGCCAACAGTCAATTGGAAACGCTGGAAAATAATGTGATCGCGGTTTTACGCACGTTGCCGCGCCTTGATCCGATTCTGAATATTTCGATTACCGGCATCGACCCGGACGGCGAGTTGTTCCGCCCGAATCTCGGTTCCCGGATGACTCTCACTGTCACCTGGCGCGCTTTGCGTCACTAGGAGTTGCTATGTCTACCGTTGCGGCGCGGGCTGCGCATAATCTGGTCGGGATGTTTTTTGAGGGCGACGTGCTGGTGCGCGCTCGCGATATTAACGGCGCTTGGGGAAAACGCATTGGCCCGGTTTCGCCGGTGAAACTGGCGATTAACCCCGGTTCCGCCAGCACGATCAGCCGTAAATTGCGCTTGCGCGGGCAATGGGGTCAGGTCGCCGATACCGTTGCCAATGAATCGGCGGAACCGATGTTGCAATTTGAAACCGATGATGCCGGGCAAGAATTGATCCTGTTGGCGATGCGCGCCACCTCGGAGGCCATCAGCGAGGCCGGCGGCACGGCGACCGATGAGGTCACGGCGGTTCCGGCGAAAGGGACGTGGTTGCAGTTGCCGGACCGGAATATTGCCGTCACGGGATTTTCCGGGAAACACGCCAATGATTCGGCGCTGACGGCGGGAACGGACTATGTGTTGCAGGATATTTGGCTGCAACACGGTCTGATTTTTATCCCGGAAACCAG